GCTCCCCAACACAACGGCCTCACGGGTGCCCGACCTTCTGCCGTGGAACTGGCAGCCATCGAAGCGCCAACTCGCTGCATGACCGCGGCCTACGCCGGATGTTTACATTTGACGAAGCGCACCGTGCCCACCCCCGGCCATGGATTTCGACAATGCCAGCCTGCCGCCGATCGCGCGGCATGTCCGCGCAGAGTGCAAGCGGCCGGATGAATCGCGTGCACGTGATCAGCCCGGCTGCGATCCTGTCTGTCCGGACTATCGCGTCGGGCTTGCGGCGATACTGAGCGAAGAACTGCGCGGTGCGGATCGAGATGTGGATCAACGGCGTGTCCACGCGGGACGCAGAGCCGGTGACCCGCCACTGTACTTTCAGTCGTCAACGATGAGCGCCATGAGAGCCGTGCAGGGCCGGATCCTTCCGAAAAAGTTACTTCCGCCAGCAAGTTCCTGAAGAAAGGTGGTCGCTTCCGAAAAGTTCAGACGGCCCATCGCCAGCGATCTTTCCAAAGCGGCCACCTGACCCTGCCAAAGTTCGACCGGGCCGGCTTCGGGCGGTGACTGCCTGCGACGCTCCAAGGCCATCTCTCGATTTCTGATTTCCGCCTCAAAGTGGATGCGCACTTGATTTGAGAAGCCCACAAGTTCTTGTCGGACAATATTCGCGACCGCCGCCCTGCACTGTTCCACCTTTGAGTTGATCGCGGCCACTTGTCGAGAACGGATTGAATTCACCGCGTCATACCGCTCCGGAGCGACGCGTGGAGTTCGTCCCTTGGCCAAAGCGTTGTTTGTGAAAGAAGTTACTGGCTTAAGACAAAGGTCCGCTTGCTCTGCTGTCAAGTCTTTCCAGCCATCTCGTGTCTTGCACGATCCGACACGAATGAGGCTTGATGGCGCCGCGAGTCTGACTCTGCGCTGGAGGGAGCGAAAAAGTGTTTGCAGCGCATGTCGGTCGGCACTGAGTGCTCTCCTCTGTGCATCTGTCGGCGCGGCTTCGAGCATTGGCTCAAACCCGCCGCGATCCGGCCGCGCCGCGAGGCCGAGCGCGCTCTCTTCGTCACGGGCCGCTATCCCGCCGGCACCATCCCGGTCTGGTCGGTGGATCGCAACGGCCGGGTCGATTTCTCGCGACCGATCCGGCGTCTGACCGAGGACGAAGCGCTGGCGCTGCTGCGCCCCGCAGGCGTGCCGGTCTCGAAACCATCCGTGCCTGCTGCCACACCTGAACCTGCCATCGGTTGGCTTGCCCGGCTGACCGCTTTCTTCTCCACCCTGATCCGGAGGGCCTGACTCATGCGCTACGTCCGACCCAACTCGCTCACCTGGTGGGCGGGACTTCTCGCCATGCTCACTGGCATCGCCTCTCTCGCGCTGCCCGCCACCGGGCCGCTTGGGGAACTGTCCCGCCTTGTTGCACTGCTCGCCGGCAGCGGCGATGCCTCGCCTGCGGGGCTGATGTTCCTTGGTCTGGGCCTGATCGGCCTGCGCGATCGGATCGAACGGGGGTTCCGCGGCGATGCTTGAGTTCCTCGCAGGTGTGGTCGTGGGCGGCTGCCTCGGCGTCTTCGTCGTCGCCCTCTGTGTCGCCGCCGCGCGCGGGAAGCAGGACGATGGCTGATCTCATGATCTGGCTGTTCGCGGCTCTGGGCGCGGTCGGGGGCGTCACCCTCGGCCGGATCTGGGGCCGTGCGGAAGGGGAACGAACGGGCAAACGGGAGGCCGAACGCGATGCGATCGAAGACAAGAACAAGCGCGTCGAGCGCGGGCGGGATGCGGTTCGCAATGGCCGCGGCGCTGGCGATCCTGCTGACCGGCTGCGCCGCAACGACGGGCGCTGGTGATGCGGGCTGTGCCTCCTATGCCGAGGCGCGGCTCGCCCGGCCAGCTGCCGAGACCGTCGCGGAGGTGCCGCCCGCATGGGCGAATTGGATCGCCGATCTCGACGACCGCATGACGGGAACCTGCCGATGAAATCCCTCTCACCCGCGCTGCAGGCCCATCTCGACGAGGGCACGACGACGCTCGCTTGGTGCTGGCGGATCAGCCACGCCGATGGCGTCACCTTCGGCTTCACCGATCACGACCGGACGCTCAGCTTCGACGGGACCGACTTCGAGCCCGAGAGCGGACTGACCGCCTCCGAGGTCCGCTCGGGATCGGACCTGTCGGTCGATGCGCAGGAGGCCGAGGGCGTGCTGACCTCGGACCGCATCACCGAGACCGACATCCTCGACGGCCGCTGGGACAACGCCGAGGTCGAGGTCTGGCGGGTGAACTGGGCCGATACCGGCCAGCGCGTCCTGATGCGCCGCGGCGCCATCGGCCAGATCCGGCGCGGGCGGCTGGCCTTCGTCGCGGAGGTCCGCTCGCTCGCCCACGTGCTCGGCCAGACAGTCGGGCGGACCTTTCAGGCGACCTGCGACGCCGCGTTGGGGGATGCGCGCTGCGGCGTCGATCTGGAGGACCCGGCCGTGAAGGGAACCGGCGCCGTGATCGACCTTTTGCGCGACCGCGCCTTCACCGCTTCCGGGCTCGGCGGCTTCGCCTCCGGCTGGTTCACTTTCGGCACGCTGTACTGGACGAGCGGAGCGAACGCCGGGCGACGCACCGAAGTGCTGGGACATGACGTTACGGACGGCGTGGCGATCCTGACCCTGCTCGAGGCCCCGGTGCGGGCCATCGTCGAGGGCGACGCCTTCACCATCCGCGCGGGCTGCGACAAGCGCATGGAGACGTGCGGCGCCAAGTTCGCCAACACCGCCAATTTCCGTGGCTTCCCGCACATCCCCGGCCAGGACGCGGTGCTGCGCTACGCCACCAAGGATGGCGGCCACGAAGGGTCGGTGTTGTGATCTCCGCCGATCCCGCGCGCGTCATCGCCATCGCACGGTCATGGCTAGGCACGCCCTACCACGACCAGGCGAGCCTGCGCGGTGTCGGCTCCGACTGCCTCGGGCTCGCCCGGGGCGTCTGGCGCGAGGTTGTCGGCCCCGAGCCGTTCCCGATCCCTCCCTACAGCCGGGACTGGGGCGAGACCGGGCCGCGCGAGGTGCTGGCCGAGGGCGCGCGCGCCATGATGATCGAAGTGGAACCGGTAGAGGCCGGTCCCGGCGCGCTGGTCCTCTTCCGCATGAAGCCCCGCGCCATCGCCAAGCATGTCGGGATCCTGACCGGTTCCGGCGCCTTCCTCCATGCCTACGAGCGGCTCGGCGTGATCGAGGAACCGCTAACCCAATCCTGGCGGCGGCGCATCGCCTTCGCCTTCCTCTTCCCGCAACGCTGAGACCTCGATATGGCCACCCTCGTTCTCGGTGCCGCTGGCGCCGCCATTGGCGGTTCGATCGGCGGCGCGATCCTCGGCGTCAGCGCCGCGACCATCGGCGGTTTCATCGGCTCGACCATCGGCTCTGTCGTCGACAGCTGGATCATCTCGTCGCTGGCGCCCACGCAGCGCATCGAGGGCACGCGGCTCGACACGCTGCGCATCACCTCGGCCACCGAAGGCGCAGTCATCCCGCGGCTCTACGGGCGCATGCGCATGGGCGGCAACATCATCTGGGCGACGGATTTCCGCGAGGAGACGAAGACCACCACGCAGGGTGGCGGCAAGGGCGGCGGGGGCGGCAAGGTCAAGACCACCGAGTATCTCTACTACGCATCCTTCGCCGTGGCGCTTTGCGAGGGACCGATCACCGGCATCGGCCGCATCTGGGCCGACGGCAAGCCGATGGACCTCAGCGGCGTCACCTGGCGCTGGTATCCTGGCGACGAAGCACAGTCTGCCGATCCGTTCATCGCGGCCAGGATGGGCGCGGCCAACACGCCCGCCTATCGCGGCACCGCCTATGTCGTCTTCGAGGAACTGGCGCTCTCGACCTATGGCAATCGCCTGCCGCAGCTGTCTTTCGAGGTGTTCCGCCCGCTCGCCGATCCCGACACCGCCGAGGGGCTGACCCGCGCCGTCACCATGATCCCGGCCTCGGGCGAGTTCACCTACGCCACACAGGCGATCCGCAAGACCGATGGCGGCGCGACGGCGCCCGAGAACCTGAACGCGCTGGCCGACTCCACCGACATGGTCGAAGCGCTGGACCGGCTGCAAGCGATGGCCCCGGCAGTCGAGAGCGTCAGCCTCGTCGTCGCCTGGTTCGGCGACGATCTGCGGGCGGGCTCCTGCAAGGTGCGGCCCGGCGTCGAGGTGTCGGCCAAGTCGACCACGCCCGCCAGTTGGTCGGTGAACGGCGTCAGCCGCGCCAATGCCTTCCTCGTCAGCCGCGACGACGAGGACCGCCCCGTCTATGGCGGCACGCCGTCCGACTTCGCGGTGGTTCAGGCCATCCAGGAGATGAAGGCGCGCGGGCTGCGCGTCACCTTCTATCCCTTCATCCTGATGGACGTGCCGCCCGGCAACACGCTGCCGAACCCGTATTCCGACGATGCCATCGAGAGGGGCCAGCCCGCGTTCCCCTGGCGCGGGCGGATCACCTGTTCGCCCGCGGCGGGCTATGCCGGGAGCGTGGACAAGACGGCCACCGCTGCCAGCCAGGTCGCAGCGTTCTTCGGCAGTGCCAGCCCCTCCGACTTCGCGATCTCGGGCGACACCGTGTCCTGGACCGGCCCGTCCGGGGATTGGGGCCTGCGCCGCATGATGCTGCACTACGCCCATCTCTGCGCGGTGGCAGGCGGGGTCGACGCCTTCCTGATCGGCTCGGAGATGCGAGGACTGACCACCATCCGCTCGGGTGCCAGCACCTATCCCGCCGTCACCGCGTTCAAGGCGCTCGCCACCGATGTGCGTGCCATTCTCGGGGCAGGCACCGATATCGGCTATGCGGCCGACTGGTCGGAATACTTCGGCCATCACCCGAGCGACGGCAGCGGTGACGTCTACTTCCACCTCGACCCGCTCTGGTCGGATGCCAACATCGATTTCGTCGGCATCGACAATTACATGCCGCTCTCCGACTGGCGCGACGGGTTCGGGCATCCCGACGCAATCGAAGGCTGGCCCGCGATCTATGACCGGGCCTATCTGCAGGCGAACATCGCGGGCCGCGAAGGCTTCGACTGGTTCTATGCAAGCGCCGCCGACCGATCCGCGCAGGTACGCACGCCGATCACCGATGGCGGTGCAGGAAAACCTTGGGTCTTCCGCTACAAGGATCTGCGCAGCTGGTGGTCGAACCCGCATTACAATCGCCCCGGCGGCGTGGAGAGCGGCACGCCGACGGCATGGATGCCGCAGTCCAAGCCGATCTGGTTCACCGAGCTCGGCTGTCCCGCCATCGACCGTGGCACGAACCAGCCGAACGTCTTCTTCGACCCGAAGTCATCCGAGAGCTTCACGCCGCATTTCTCACGGGGCTGGCGGGACGACGCGATCCAACGGGCTTATCTTGAGGCAACCTACCTCTGGTGGGGCACCGCGGCGAACAACCCGGTGTCCCCGGTCTATGGCGGCCGCATGGTGCATGTGCCGGAATGCGCCGCCTGGACCTGGGATGCTCGGCCGTATCCGTTCTTTCCGGCACTTACAGACGTCTGGACCGATGGCGCGAACTGGCGGCTGGGGCACTGGCTGACGGGGCGGCTCGGCGCGGTATCGCTGGCCGCGCTCGTCCGCCACCTCTGCCTGCGGGCGGGAATGCCCGAGACTCGGATCGACGTCACCGACCTGTGGGGCGCAGTCGAAGGCTACGCGATTGGCGCGCTTGAAAGCCCGCGCGCCTCGATCACCACGCTGTCGCGGCACATTGGCTTCGACGCTGTCGAGACCGAGGGCGTGATCCGATTTGTCATGCGTGGGCGCGCGGCCGTGGCAAGCGTGACCCACGACGATCTGGTGGCCACCCGCGAAGGCGATGTGCTGGAACTGACCCGCGCGCAGGAGACCGAATTGCCGCAGGCGCTGAAGTGGCAAGTGGCGCGTGCCGACGAGGATTACGACGCCGCCCTCGTCGATCCCCGACGCGGCAGGTCCGAACATTGTCGAGGCACGTCGGGATGAGGCCTTCACCACCCCCGGCGGGAATACGATTGGCGGCCATGGCGGCAAGGGCGACGGGCTGGAATACATCACAGGAAAAGGGCACACTGCCGGGCAAATCGATGACATCATCGCCAATCCCCGCCCCGATCTTAGCGGAATCGTCGCCGGACGTGGTCGATACCGGGGCCAGGACATGACCTTGCTGACCGGAGAGGACGGGCATTGGGTACTCTTGAGCCCGGAGGGGCGCGTAGTCGCTGTAAGCAATCGGAACCGCCCCCTTTGGGAAACGGAAAATGAACCCGACCCGATCATCAGGCCATTGGAGTGAACATGCGCGAAGAGTTTGAAGAAATGCTGGAACAGCTCGAAGCTGGCAAATTCGTGTATGTTGAGCCCTCAAGCGTGATGCTCGAGTTCAACGAATTTATGGCGTCGCGGGGCTACAGCGTTGCGCGGCTGGTGGTCGTTAGAGTTAGGGGCGGTAGTAGAACCGGGCGCACCTTCGAGTACGACTTCTTGGCGAACAAAAGTCCAGGCTATGAGAAAGAATGGCAGATCTTTCTCGATCCACAGCGATCTGCCGCGAATATTCGCGACATCGTGCGCCGCGCGTTGAACGAGGGCGGGGAATACCAATACCTGGTGTGGGCTGAGGTGCCACCATCCGAAGAATGACGGGTATTCCTGCCGGGTGAAGAAAAACCAAGGCCCCAGATGGACGACAAAGAAGCAATTGAACTCCTTGAAAAACAAATCAAGGCCCTCGAACAGGCAGGCATCGACATGTCAGGTGATCGAACATTCTTCTATGTCGGGGAGTATGACCTCGCGCTAGAAGGTGTCTACGTCGCCAACAACAAGTACCCCGGTGTGCTCAATGCCCAAGAAGTCCGGGCGCTCGTCGACGACTTCGGCATGGACACGGCCGAATTCGACCGGTGAACTGCTTCGATCGTTGGGGTGACCAAGTTCGCTAGTCATTGCGGCATCACATCTTCAGTTCAACCCACCCTGCCACGATCCGCCCCGGCACGCCATCGATGGCCCGCTCGGCATCCCGCGCCAGATCGAGCCGCTTGCGCAGCTTGACCTGCGGGACCAGCAGGAAGATCGGCACCGTCGTCAGGCCGCGGCTGGTCTTCGATCGTGACGCCACCGCCCGGCCCTTGCTGTTCAACCGCCCCTCCGCCACCAGCACGCTCGGGCCCCGGCGCCGGTAGATGACCCGGATAGGTCATGTCGCCGGGATGGCGGCGCAGGAAGTGATAGGCGATGCGGCGGCCGATGCCATCGAACTCGATGCCCGCGCGGATCGAGCCGGCGCCCGGCACGGAGCGGTTCATGTCGAGGGGCAGCATTTCCGAGGGCAGCATCTGCAGCTGCACTGGCACCGTGAGCCCGTCCTCGGGCCGCCGCGTGCGGATGCGCAGGAAGACCTCGCCTGCCAGGAACACCTCGCGCGCCGCCCGGCGCTGCAGCCCGTAGAAGTCGGTCAGCCCTTCGGCATCGGCCTCGTCGGTCCAGGCGAGCCAGAGCTTTTGCAGGTCCTCCTTCTGCGCGGCATCCGCGATCCTTGACGAGGGCTTGATACCATCGCCGACGACATGGTTGGCGAAGGCATCGACCGCATTGGCGGCATAGCCGTTGTTGCGCACGAGCCACCGTGCCCGGGCAGTGATGGTCTCACCAGAGGCGGCGATCAGCGTGTTCACATGCGCGCGGCTGGCGCGAAATCCCCGCATGCGCCGGTGCGACTGCGCCGCGTCGAAGCCGCCGATGATCGAACCGAGCCGCTGGCGGAAGGTGTCGAAGACCATGGCTCACAGCCCCTTCGTCGCCACATTGCCCCAGCGACGCCGGCGGGGCGCGCCGGAGGCGGTTGCGATACGCGCTTCGAGATCGCGGATCGCCGCGGCCAGTTCGGCATCCGAACCGTAAGTCACGGTCTTGCCGTCATAGCTGACCGAGCGCAGGCCCGCGTAGCGCGCTTCCTGCAGCGCGACCAGCAGCGTGTGCATCCGTTCGAGTTCCATCAATCCCTCATGAATTTGGGCGTCCAGGCCCGGCGCTTCCGGCGCGGTGTGGTCAGGGTTCCGGCCCTGGGCAGGGCCGGTTCCGGCGATATGGTCGCGGCAGGCACGTCCACGGGAATGCGCGTCTCCACTCCGACCTGCGCCTCGAGCCGCCGCCAGGTGGCCTCGTCCCAGCGGTCTGCACCGAGGATCCATGCAGCGGCCCGGGCATAGACCCGGGTATCCAGCGCCTCGTTCCTCTCGCGCAGGCGAGTGTCCCACTGGCGCAGCGCCTCTTCCTTGGCGTCCGAAACATCGCGCAGGTCGGCTTCGGTCACCGACGGCACGGTGTCCGGGGGCGTCAGGGCATTCAGCAGCATCCGGCTGTTGTCGGCGATCACACGGTCCAGTTGGTCGGTGAAATCGGCCCGCAAGTCGGCATAGCCGGGGAACTCAGACTTGATCGAAATGCCTGCGCGATAGCCATAAACGGCCCCGTTCTGCCGCGCGAAAACGTACTGCCCGCTGCCGCCGTGGCGGAGAAATTCCCGTAGATTGTGCTGCATGGATCCTCCCGCTGACCCGCGGGTGGTTTGTAGAGGCAGTTGCTAAAGAAGCGTTCACCCCACCGTATGGTGCCTGCAACACGGCAACCTCCCAAGGGAGGCTGCCAGGTTCATGTCAATGCCTACCACCCGCGAAACCGTCCTCGCCGCGCTGCACGCGCGGCTTCAGCCGCTTGCCGCCCTCACCCTGCGTGACGAGGTGCTGCCAGGGGCCCCGCCCACGGCGCGATTGTGTTCCGGGCTGCGGTAGGCGGAGCGCACGATCAGCGGCTTGCCCAGCCGGTCGCGCAGGGCCTGCAGCTTGTCCATCGCCTCGGTGTTGATCTTGATCGCGCCGGTACCGCGGCAGGCGATTTCGGCGGCCGAGAAGTTCGGCCAGCACCAGGCAGTCGCTGGCACATCGCGCCAGTGGGGGTAGGTCAGGGTCGGCATGGTGGATCCTCCAGATGAAAAACCCGCCTCTGGGGCGGGAGACGAGGCGGTCGCAGTGGTGTTCAGATCAGTCGGATCGGCCGCGCTGGAAGGCGTCGAAGAGCATGTCCCGCATCGAGCGGATATCGGTCTCGATCCGGTCGAGGCGGTCGCCATCAACCTTGCGATCTTCGCTGCGCTGCTTGTCAGTCCGGTCGCGTTCGGTGATGAGTTCCCGGTCGAGGCGGTCCAGCAGGGCCTCATTCGTGAAGGCCTTGCGGGAGGGGCCCGTGCAGGCCGCGCAGTAGATGTCACCCCCGCCGAAGGACCAGTCGGCGAGGGCGCGGAGGCGTTTTTTTCCTGATCCAGCATCAGACCGCGGGCGACATATTGCGCCTGGAAGGCCTCAAAGACGGGCCAGATTTCAAGGAGGGCGTCGATCCCGGCTGGGCTGACCGGGATGAGGTTGCCCGCCTCGTCACCGACGCCGTCCCATTCCAGCACCGCCCGGCGGGCGACGGCCTTGGCCATGGCCAGCGCCAAGTCCTCCTCGCTGGAGGTTTCCGACAGCGTGTCGATGGCGGGATCGGCGCGGGCCGAGACCATGAGCGCGGTGGTGAGGGGCGCCACCAGGACGCGCAGGCCGGGCAGCAGGTCCAGCCACTCGGGCCGGTTCGACAGATTCAGGCGGATCATGATCAGTATCCCGTGACAGTGTTGACGAGGACGGCGGTGCACATGCGGGCGGGGCTGGTGGCCTTGGCGGCCTGCCAGTCGAAGGTTGCCTGGATGCCCTGGGGCCCGGGGATCTCGATCCGCGGGACGGGCAGGTAGTGGTGTAGTGCAGAACGACGGTTATCACCGCCGCCTTCAGGGCCGCGGCGCCCTCGACGGGCAGGTCGACCGATGCCGGGGCTTCGGGTTCAACATAGTCGCAAAGGCCGCCGAGCGTTCGATCCGCCTCCAGCGCAGCACCAATTGCGGCGATCAGATCGTCGAAGGCGCTGGCCCGGCCGGTGCCCGTCTGGACGACGACCTCCAGCTCGGCCCGGTGCTGGTAGTGATAACGCAGCGGCGACAGCGTCACCTCCGGCTCGCCGGGTTGGCCATCACGCAGGATGATCAGCCCCGCCGCGGGGATCCGCTCTGCCTCGAAGCACATGCAGGCGACCGCCTTCGACATCGCCATGTCCAACCACGATCCCGCAGCCTTCGAGGCGGCGGCGCGGGCGGTCGGGTTCCTGGGGTTCGGATACTATCCCCGCTCCGGCTTCATGCACATCGACCTCGGCCCTGCCCGGTCCTGGGGCGATCCCTTCCCGGCGCGACCCGTGCCCTTCGCCCCGGAACTGCCGCCCGCGCGCGAAATCCTGTCGGAAAGCCGCACCCTGCGCGGGGGCGGTGCGGCGGGTGCTGCGACTGTCGGTGCGGCCGGGGTGGAAGTGCTGCGGGACGTTCTTGCGGAAACGCAGTCCACGATCCAGCCGCTGGTGCCCTACCTCGACACGCTGCGCTGGGTGCTGATCGCCATCGCGCTGATCGGCATCGCGGTCACCATTCACGCCCGGCTCGACGACTGGAAGCGGGGCCAGCGGTGATCGGCTGGCTCCTCACCCATGGCCCGGCGCGCAAGGCGCTGGGCCTGATCCTCGCCGCAGCAGCGATCCTGCTGTTCTTGCTGAACCTGCGCCGCTCCGGTGAACGCGCTGGGCGCGCGGCCGAACGGCTAGACCTCCGAGAGAGAAACGATGCCATCCACCGCCAGATGCTCGACGCCGCCGCCCGTCGCCCTCCTGATCGCGATGCTCTGGCTGAGCGCCTGCGCGATGGGCGGTTCTGAGACCCACGCGCCATGTCCGCCGGTAGTCGACTACACGGCCGCCGAGCAGGCGCGGGCGGGCGACGAGGTAGAGGCTTTGCCGGAAGGCGCGGTCATCGTCCGGATGCTGAGCGACTACGCTATCTTGCGTGATCAAGCGCGAGCGTGCCAATGATGACATAGCGTAGCCCTCGGCACCAATTTCTAAGCCGAGGCGCGCTGTTCTCGATCAGCGGTATTGTCTCATGATTGAATGGCCTTTTGAGTTCCAGCGTGTTCAAGACGCCCTCGACAGGCGGACCATGACGGGCCAGGAAGCTGCGCGCGAAATCTTCGTCGCAAGACGGAAGCATGGCCCGCCTTGGCATTGGAAAAACTGGAAGCGCGCCAGGGTTCAATTCCTTGGTTCGGAATGCGCAACATGCGGCGCCGACCATGAAGCTGTACTTGTTCTGCAGCACACGGTGAGAATACCCCGTGTTCAGCCCTATTTGGACAAGGCCAAGGCTGAATACGAGTCACGGGAACCTGCCCACGACTATCGCCCTGAGTTGCGGGAAGAATGCTACGCGATCCGAGACGCCGTAGTTCCGGAAAAGCGGGACTGCTGCCCTCTATGCTTCAGCCTTTCGATTCAGTTTCGCAAAAAGGCGGCCATGTGGATCTGCAACAGCCCGGTCGGTCGGGGCTACTGCGGTCACGTTTTCGAAGTTCCGGCGAAGAAGGAGGCCCTCACAGCAGCCCAGAAACGCGGTATCCGCGCGCGAAAGTATATGGCTTGGCGTGAGAAGGCGACAAACTGGGACGGCGATTGGAAGCGCGGAGCGATTCTCGCATGGCTTGCGGATTTCCGGGAATATCTGTCGCTGAAGCACACAAAGACGCTGTGTAAGCGTTGTGCTTTCCTGGAGGACATGACTGATCTGAAGCCATGCCTCGAGTGCGGATTTGCGTTCTCAAGGACAGAAACTGCTTGTCCCGACTGCGGCCGTGAGGTCGCCGAGGCTCAAGCTGACAGCGCGGAGGGAGAGACGAATGGCGGCCCAAACCAGAACGATGACGCTGGAAATCGATGATGAGCTGCACGAGTTCCTGACGTTGATGGTGAGCGACGCAGGGCCCTATCAATCCGTCAGCGCCTATGTTGAAGACCTGATCCGGCGTGACATGGCAAGCCAGGAGGTGGCGGCCTTTACGCAGTTTCAGGCGGAACTTGCCGCTGGGTTCAGCGCGCCGGAGTCCACCTACCATCTGTCCTCGGCCGCGGAGGTGATCGCGCGCAACCGCATTTGACGGATCAGCCGTTTCTCGTGATCCGGGTGCCATCGGTTCCAAGGGTCATCGAACGGCAACATCCGCCTACTGCGCAGTCGTGCGGAGAATAGCGGGTCTAATCTCCGCATAATCTGCGGTGATTGAATCTGATGACGCTGCGGGGTGCGGACCTGCGCAGGTTGCTTGAAGCCGAGCAGCATGTTACAAAACCTAGGACAGGATGCACTTGTGTCCGAGGTTTTGCAACGATGCTTGCGACGGATCAGGGCCAGCGCGCCCTCATGATCGACTACATGGCAGTCCATGCGCCAGCCCGTTCGAGGGATCTGGCGTCCATCGGCGTGAGCAGAACCACCATCGCGAGGGCGGTGGCAGATGGCGTGGTGGTGCGGATACGGCGGGGACTGTATCAGCTGCCGGACAGCGAGCCAGACCTTCATGCTGGGCTGATCGAGATCGCCAAGCTCGCTCCCAAGGCCGTCATCTGCCTGACCTCGGCTCTATCCTTTCATCAGCTGACCGACCAACTTCCACGCCGGGTGTGGATCGCCATCGGCGCCAAGGACTGGGCACCGAAGATCGAATATCCTCGCATCCGCATCGTGCGCTTCCGTGAGCCCTACCTGACCAATGGCACCGAGGTCCATCGCATCGGGGACGTGGAGGTCCGGGTCTATTCCATAGCCAAGACAATTGCCGACGCATTTCGGAACCCGAAGCTTGTAGACCGATCGGTTGCCATTGAAGCGATGAAGGCCGCGCTAAGCGCCAGGAAGGCAACGGCAGGCCAGCTTGCTGCAGCCGCTCGGGAGAACGGCGCGTGGAACCAGATGCGCCCCTATCTGGAGGCACTGACATCCAATGGCTAAGCAGTCGAAAGATATCGCGGCGTCTGTGCGTCAGCGTCTGCTGAACCTTGCCCGTGCTGAAGGTCAGCTGTTCGATGTGGTGCTGGTTGCCTTCGGCCTCGAACGACTGGTGTACCGGCTGTCGGTCTCCGAATATCGCGACCGCTTCGTCTTGAAGGGTGGCATGCTCGTCACCTTGTGGACGGCTGACACTGGCCGCTTTACCCGGGACATCGACTTCCTGGCGTTCGGCTCGGACGAGGAGGCCGAACTGAAGACCGCCTTCTCCCGGATACTCGCCATAGATGGCGATGACGGGCTGGCCTATGACATTGAAAGCCTGACGGCCGTCGCCATTCGAGAAGACCAGATCTATGGCGGGATGCGGCTCCGGACCGAAGCCCGCTTGGGCAACACGCGCATACCGATCACAGTGGACCTCGGCTTCGGCGATGCCTTGGCCGATCCGCAATTCGAGATCGAGTACGGCTCCCTGCTCGACTTCCCTGCCGCATCGATCCGCGCCTATTCACCGGCAACGGTCATCGCCGAGAAGTTTCAGGCCGTGGTGGCGCTGGGCTTGGCGAACAGCCGGATGAAGGACTTGTATGATCTGTGGACGCTGCCGAAGTCCGTCAACATCGACATGCGCGACCTCACGGCTGCGATCCGAGGAACCTTCGCCCGACGCGATACGATTGTTCCAGCCGCCTGCCCTGTCGGTCTGTCGGAGGAGTTCTCGACCGACCCGACAAAGATGACGCAATGGCGTGCCTACTCTGGGGGCACGGCTCTCGAGGGACGGCCGCTCGCGGAGGTCACTGCGGATATCTGGGCTTGGCTTGAACCGGCATGCAGGGCGGCGGCATGATTGCCGCGTTCTGCGCGATCATGTTGCCTGTCGAAGGGGGCCTCGTAAAACGTTGACCAGGTGTTGACAAGAATCTGGAACGACGAAAGCCGAGCGTTATGCTCGGCTTTGAAGTCTTTGATCTTACGTCATTTTTTGGTTGCGGGAGTAGGATTTGAACCGTAAACATCCGGCGTAGGCCGCGGTCATGCAGCGAGTTGGCGCTTCGATGGCTGCCAGTTCCACGGCAGAAGGTCGGGCACCCGTGAGGCCGTTGT